CGACGGTCGGGAAATCGTCTGCGTATTTCTTGTGCCAGGGCGTCGGTGTCATGGGCGCCGCTGATCTCATCAATCAGCAGTAAAGAATTGCCCAGACGGACGCCGATAACGGCGCTCATATTCCCGATGTTGAAGTCAATGCCGGCGCGGATGGGCTCGTCGCTGACATCTGGAAGATCTCGACAGATGTGCTTGTTGCGGTCGAACCGGTCATAGACCTGGCCGGTTGTGAGGTTCGTGAACTCGCCTTGAAGGTACGCGGCGAGGAGGCTGGGGTCATAGGACGCCTCAAGCCTCGATATAAAGTCTGGGGGCAGATGTGGGTTGTCCGCCGAGCGCATCTTAATAAGCCTGCGGTCCTTGCGCTCCTTTGCCTCCTCGGTGCCGAACGTGTTCCACATCCAGCGGAAACCCTCGGGGGTGGATGCTGCGGCGAACTGCCGGACGTTGCCGGCGCGAAGGCGGCCGAGGATCTTGGGGAAGGCTCGATCAGCGACGGACGTGGGCACGGTGTCCACCTCGTCCACCAGAACCCACGCCAGGTTGAGTCCAATGATTCTCGTCCAGGATTCGAGCGACCGACACAGCACCTTCGTATCCCCGCCGGGCAGATGCAGGATCACCTCGGGCAGTGGACTTGCCCGGAAGGTGTAGGGCACCTCATACCGCTGCAGGAACGCCTCAAAGTCATTGAGCCAGATGTCCCGAACGAGCGGCCCAGTCGGCTCCATCACGCAGCCGGTGAAGCCCTGATTAGCGCAGGCAAGGAAGACAGCCTTAGCGGCTTGCGCGTGCGTCTTCCCGCTGCCGTAGCCGGCACATAGCCCGAGGATGTCGGTCGTCTGGTCATCGACAAAGGCCCGTTGTCCTGGGTGCAGGTCGTCGCGGATTCGCTGCAGCAGGTCGGTCGTTTCCTCTTGGGTCGGTGGCTCAGCGAAGGCGAGGAGCGGTTCTGATTCGGTCAGCCCGTGCAGGAGCGAGACCATCAGAGGTCAAAGCGCAACAGCTTCGCTTGGGTCTCCAGGGCTTTTATGGCAGTTTGCAAATTGTCCTCACGGCCGGCCTTCTGCTCATATTTGACAAGGCGGGCAATGGCGGCGGCCAACCATTGAGGCCGTTCGA